AGTGGATGCTAAACCATCATTGTAGAATGGAAGCCACACAACCTTATCCTTTGTATCAATATGTTTAAATATCAACTCCCATGCTTCAAGTGTTGTATTGTAGTCATCCTTTTTAGTCCATTTTACATTATTTATCATTATATTAGTTCTTCTTTTTTTTTAAGACGCCTTAACCTATCATATTCTCTAATTTTGTCTCTATTTTTTTCACGATATTCTTTCCTTTCTAATAAAATATATTCTCTATTCTTTTCACGATATTCTTTATTTGTTTCTTTTCTTGTTAGTCCTGCGATATGTTTATTCATACATTCATTATTTTGTATATAATACCCTTCTCGTTGTTTTAGTTCTTCTTTATCTTCATATTCAACTATTTCAACTAATTCAATAAAAGCATCATCATATTGTATTATTTCATATGAAGTCGTATAAGGATATTTACCTTTTAAATAACCTCTATATCCTGATTTATGTTCGTTTAGTCGTATATTTAATTTTTTTTTAGTTGATCCATAATATACATCTGTTGTTTGTTTTGACCTAATAACATAAATAAAACCTTTCATTTTGACTATTTATGTTATTTTTGATTTATTTCAATTTTATACAGTCGCGTCTTTAACCTCCTCATGCGGAATTACGATTTTTACTTTACGAGGTTTCCTCTGAGTTGGTTCAGACGATCCCTCTTTCTTTTCCTTTTTCTTTGGAGACAAAATAGTTACAAGTTCATCAATTCTCTTTACAAGAACAGAAAGTTCTTCAAGGCGAGTTTTGAGTTCGGAGAGTTCAGCAATCATTATATAGTTACTTCCTAAATAATATCTTCAATTACTTACGCAACTTAACGAGTGACTGGAGATCTTGACGGAGGTTCAGGAATTGCTCCACCATAGTTTGAGTCACTGAGTAAATCTTTGGTTGCTTTATTCTTCATACCTTTACCTCTCATTGCTCGTAACTTGGCCATTTTTTCTTTCATTTCTGCCGATCCTTTTTTTAAACCGCGACCTTGTGCGTATAGACCATCACCAATTTCACCACCACATCCGTGACCATCCATTTGGCGTATCAAGTAATCAGATCCAGAGTCAGCAAGGCGTCCAACATTTTTCGCAAGTTTTTTCGCAAGATTGCGTCCTACTTTTCCACCTTTTGCTACACCGTGACCGTCCATTTGGCGTATCAAGTAATCGCTTCCACTGTCAGCAAGGCGTCCAAGATTAGAAGAAAGATTTTTGGAAAGGTTTGCTCCTACTTTTCCACCTACACCATGACCATCCATTTGGCGTATCAAGTAATCACTTCCACTGTCAGCAAGGCGTCCAACATTTTTCGCAAGTTTTTTAGCAAGATTGCGACCTACTTTTCCACCTTTTGCTACACCGTGACCATCCATTTGGCGTATCAAGTAATCACTTCCACTGTCAGCAAGGCGTCCAAGATTAGAAGAAAGATTTTTAGAAAGATTGCGACCTACTTTTCCACCACCCATACCAAGTATTTTGCGAGCTTTTGCGTATGCGTTTTTTGCTGGTGCTACATAACGATGTTCTAATTGTTCAGTTGGATCACGACCATCTGCTGCCGCGTCAAGACTATTAGATATCGCCATGTTTGCTGCCGAAAGAGGAATACTATATTGAGGCATTCCAGCAGAATTTAATAAGGAAGAAATACCAGCCATAGTTCCTTGAGTTGCTGGACTATTGTAATATTGATCCAATGATTTAATCATACCAGGAATTTCAGGTCTAATCTCTTTATTGTATACTCTTGATGCTTTATTTTCAATTTGATGACCTAAATTTTTAAATCCACCTTTAATGCTATTACCTAAATCACCAAAAAAAGAACCACCAATTGTTCTTGCTAATAGTTTATGTCCACCATTTAATGCTTGTGTAGCGTGTGAACGATATTTAGGATGAAGATGATCAATACCGTGTCTAATTGCTTTATTCATTAAATCAAGAGCAATTGGTTGAGGATGACCAAAATGGTGTGTCATATGCTGTGCCGATGCGTGAATTAAATCCGCGATGCTCCCTCCGTGATTGTGAGGACGCATTGCCGAGTGTTTTTCATACATTGCTTCAGGGGCGTGGTGATGTCCCATCGCGTGTGGGCCATAATGACTGTGAGATCGCATACCATTAGATGTGCGTTCTACTGGTGTGTGTGGATGACCTCCGCCAACCATTAAATGTCCTAATAAGGGTTTAATATTATTAAAGGCACCAGGATTCATAGTCATTGTTGAGCTTTCAGTCGCAGGATGAAAACATTGTGGTCTAACGATAGGCATTATATTATGTGTAGATATTTTTCCTTCAGAATAGTCACTATCGCTATCACTGTTGCTTCCAAATCCTCTTCCTTCATTATCATCAGATAATTCTTCATCACTGTTAAAAGGACTTCTTTCACCTCCATGTGAATATTCATCTCTAAACCTATAAGTTGGTTTACTTTCAGAAATAGGAGACAAAACACTACTAGTTTCAGGCGGAGGTTCTTTTGGTGGTGGTGGTGGAGCTTTCTTTCCTAATTTTGATTTTGCTTTTGGTTTTTCTTCTTTTTCTTCTTTTGGTTCTGCGGAAACAAATGTCTTTTTTGGAGCAGGACGAGGTTTTGATTTTGCTTCTAATTTTTCAACAGGTAATACATCTCTAAGTGCGTCAAATTGATCTGCGTTACCTCCTACAAAACCAAATGTTCCTGTATGTGTTTTCATATATTCATGTAATTTTTCAATAAAAGTATTAAAGTGTAACATTTCACCAAAATCACTTAATTTTGAATCACGCGGAATAAAAACAGAAACACCTTCAATTAAAAAGTCTGCGTGATGCTCTTTACCTTCTTTGTCTCTTACGATAAGTGGTTTGCCTGCTTCAACCGCGTCTTTATCCTCCTTTGGAACTCTTATTTTTGCTGCCCAATTTAATAACTTACCATTTGCTCGTGTATCACTTACTTCGGCTGCCTCCGCACCTTTTACACCTGCGTGACTTACAATTACTTTTGGAGCTGCGTTTTTTAAGGCTTGAGCAATTTTTCTAATCGCAATCTTTCTTTCTCCTTTTACTTGTAATCCTTGTTTTTTTGCTTCTTTTTCTACATCTTTTACAGTAACCTTTTTATCATTCGCAATACTTTCAGCAACTAAACGAGCAAGTTGTTCTTCCATATTTTCTCCTTTTGGTTGTTCATAATATGGTTCATGGATAGGTGAGGTAACAGGTGTGGTAGATGGTGATCTTGCTCTAATAAGTGGAATAGGTGCGGATGATCGTCTTTTTGCTTTTGGTTCTTCTTTTTTTAATAGTTTTGCCATCATTGCGATTGCTTCTTCTGCTTGTTCTTGAGCTCTTGGTCTTGATTCTGATCTATCTATAGGTGGAATTACAAAACCTTCTTGTGCTTTTTTCATTCGTTCATAATGTGCTACATCTGCTGGATCTATGGTTGCTTCTAAACCTTCATTTAATTGAGATTTTGGTTTATTTTTAGATCCAAGAGGTCGTCCTCGTTTCTTTGGTGCTGGTGGTTCAAACTCTGCTTCTGTTGCTTTTACTACAACATTTTTTAGTCTATCACTTAAAGATTGTAAAGTATCATCTTCTGATGCTTCTTTTGCTACTTTAGCAATCAATGCTTTTCTATCCGCACTCTTGTTTGCTTCTTCCCGAAGTAATCTCTTTTTCATCTCTGACATTAGTTTCTTCTTCACCGCACTAGATGATTTGTTTAAAGCAGTTAAATCAACCTTAATTGGTTTCTTTTTAGGTTTTAATTCTACCTTTTTTGGTCTACCGCGTTTCTTAGGAACAGGTGTTTCTCTTGATTTTGGTTCTTTTTTAGTCTTTTTTGGTTTTGGTTTTGTCTCTTTTTCTTTTTTCTTTTTTAATTCTTTTAGTTTTTTTTTACCTTCATCATTAATTGCTTTCATTTGAGCAGGTGTAAGTTTAAACTCACTTAGGATTTTCATTATATTAATTAAATATATTATCTTTTACTAATTGTAAAATCTTTATCCTGTTTAATAATTTCATCAGGGTTAGGCATTTTCCCCGCACCTATACCAGCTATCTCAATAGGTTTCCTTTTACTTGGATCAACACTTCTAAAGAAATGCTTTAATATCCATTCATTCTTTAAATGAGCCATTTTATCATTTGTTTTCTCTAAATCTTCAAATAAATCAATAAAATGGTTCGCATCTGTAAATAGATCTCTTGTGCGATTTTCATAACTATTTATATAATGAAGAAATGCGAGACAATACCATCCACACGCGGAATTAAGTAAGGACTGTATGTCTTTGTCATTATGGGGTGGATTACCGCCACAGAATTCCATTACTATTTCAGGAGGCGGTTGTCCATAAGAGTCAAAGTAAATCGGTTCAATTTTTCCATTCGCATATTTGTTTACTTGAAAACAACAGTAATGACTACCTTTGTTTGGCGTTCCATCACTATCAAACTCATCTTCCATATTGATAATGTATGACTTGTTATGTTGTAACTTTGTCTTTTTTAGATTATCCTTAAAATCGCAGAAGACGAGTGGAACTGCCATACGATCAGCAAGAGACCATAAATCTTTGTCTGTCAACATTATATATTAGGAAGTGATTTGTTTATTTCTAAATTAACGGATAGAGACAAAAACAAGAGTTGGATCATATTCTATTTTAGGAAAAGTTATTTTGTAATATTTGTAATGATGATAAGAACCGAGTAGCATAGCATATTTCCACATTGTATTATGTAAATATAAAATTGAGTTAGAACTTAATTTATAAAATATAGACATTCTATATGGACTTGAAAGATTATATCGCAAAAAAGAAAGATCTATCTGAAGGATCAATTAAGACTTACTTTTATTCTTTAAGAGCATTACACAAAAAAGTATTTGGAGACAAACCGATAGAAATTAATGATTTTGATAGCGAAAAGGTCTATGATTTTGTCAAAGAACATAATCCTAAAGTTACTGTGGCTGCCTTATACTTTATTACGGATAATCCTATGTATAATGAATTGATGAAAGATAATATCAAAAAACAACTTGCTGAAACAGCAAAACAAATAAAGACAGAGAAGCAAGAGACAAATTGGTTAGAAACAGATGAAATCAATAAAATTTATGATAAATTAGAAAAACAAGTTCCTCATTTATATAAAGCAAATGATCTACAAGAAGTTCAACAATTCATACTTTTGTCTCTACTTGGAGGCAAGTTCATAGAACCACGAAGGGCAAAAGATTACTTTGATTTTAAAATTAAAAATATTGATAAAGATAAAGATAACTATCTTGAAAAGAGTGTCCTACATTTTAATTCATTTAAAACAGCAAAATCTCATGGTCATGAGACAATTAATGTCCCTAAACCACTCATGACGATCTTGCGTAAATGGATTAAAACAAATCCAACAGACTATCTTTTATTTGATAGAAATGGAAATCCATTAACCGCGATTACAGTAAATCAACGGTTAAATAAACTATTTGGAAAACAAGCATCTATCAATATGTTGAGACATACTTACCTACAAGGTAAATTTGGAGATGATATTGATAAAGTAAAGGATATTAAACAAACTTTTAAGAATATGGGATCTTCTATTAATATGTTTGAGAATTATGTAAAACATTAAGCATAAAGACCATTACCATATACATGCGGATGATAAGTTGGTGAACTAATAGTGTGACGAAATTGGAAGTTTTGTTGTGGTTGAGACATAAGAGCAGGAATATGTCCTGGGCCTAAAAGATTACCTGAAACACCAACAAGACCCATTTGTTTTTGGCGTCCCATTGCCATATCTTTTTCAAGTTTTAGTTTCATATTCATTGCGTTAGAATGTCCCATTGTTGCGGCCGCCATTGGCGAAAGCATATCACTACCTACACTACGACTTCTTGGTTGATTCATTATACCTTTACCTGATATTTTATATTTACTCATAAGTGCGTCTTCTTCTTCTTGTTCTCGTAATTTATCTTCTCGTTTTTGATTTTTGCCCATCATTGGTAAAAATACATCTCTGGTCGCGGATACACCAGCATGAGATGCGGTCAATGCGGCAGGGATTAATTCAGGATGTCCAACCGCAAGTGGTAAAGCAACAGCAAGACTATCATAAAGAGGGACAGCCGCGTGTTTTAAAAATTTACGACTAGCCGTTTTTGTAAAATTAAATAAACTTCCTCCTCGCACACCTCTAGTTTTTAAATGTCTAAAACCACTTCCTCCTTCCATTTTTTCAGGAGGTGGTGCGACACCCATTTCTCGTCTGCGTTTGAATACTTTTTTCACAGAAGCATATATTCTTCGTATATCTTCATCATGACCTCCCAAATAAGGTAATCCATTTTTAATACTTCTTGCTATTGTTTCGGGACTATCTGAAAGTTGATTATTAGCTTCTCTCCAATCATTAGCGGCAGATGTTAATTCACTCAAATCATCATCATCTAAATCTAATTCAGGAAATACTCTTTTTATTTCTGCTTGTGTAATTTTTGTAAATGCTGGTTCATCTTGAGCGGCCATTATATATTTGATATATAAAAAAAGATTGTAACTGGGATTGAACCAGTGACGCAAGGTTCAAAGCCTTGTGTTTTACCAACTAAACTATACAATCGTAGGGTTACCCCATAATCTTCTAAACTTTTATTTACTTTTTAGAATAATCTTTGGTTTTACTTTTGGTGTCTCAACCAAAACCGCTTTACCTTTATCCAACTCTTTTAAAGCATCGGCAATTTCGCTAATAGGAGCGTTTGTCTTTGCTTCGCGTTGTTTGCGTTTGTATTCACGATTGTATGCTCGTCGTGCTTCCAATTGCTCTTCGGTAAGGTTTGCTTTAGACTTGCGTTCGCGATCTGCTTTTCGCACTGCTTCGCGTTGTTCATCCGTCAATGATTCACGCTCTTTTATTTTACGCTCTCGTTCTCGTGATCGTAAAGTTGCTAATGCTTCAGGAGTAATTTCAGTCATTTTCTCTTTATACCATTCTTTCTTGTATGCTTTGCGTTTCTCCTCTCGTGCCTCAAATTCAGCAAGTCGCTTCATTTTTTGTTCGTCCATATCCATCTGTTGATATATATAGACGGATTATCTTTAATTCAATTTTTTAATATATCAAATAAGGCATTGACGCGATGATATTTATGATTTCCTTGTTGTCTATCTATACTCGTGCTCCAGTAAGGATATCAACATTTACTTCTACGCCGTATTCCACGAAGATATACATATCAATCGCTTTCGCACTGGTGTTGGTGCCGAGGATGTTAATAGACTTTGGCACTGCTTCCTCAACTGGAAGCATCCTTCCGCAGTTGACATAGTAGTAACAGTATTCCATATCAAAGTCAAGTTGTCCTACGAGACCCGAAGTGCTACCATCTTCCTGTCCGCCGTTGATAGCATTGACGCCCTTGAACTGATTGAGGAACTGCTCATATTCGTAACGCTCTGTGTTGTAGATGGCGTTCTGTCCAGAAATCTGAATATTGAACTGTGTCATGAGGCAGAGAGGAGAAGTTGGCCCGCCACCTGCTGGGTCAAACGGAGACTGGAATGGAAGAAGACCTTGATTGGCGGTAGAAGTGTAAAATGGAAGGACAAGGACGGATTTAATATTAGCAATTCCGTTGGTGACTAAATTGTTAAAAACTTGGTTTGCTCCAACACCTAATACTTGGTATTGGTATACATCAGTGTATACGATTTTCTTGACAGGCGAGGATAGATAACTTGCCTCAAAGACAGGATTGAAGGAGTAGGCAGGAACATTCAGGAGGATTGACCCACTGAGTGGGGAAGTGGTTACACCAGCAAGAGCAGTTTGCGAAGTGTTGAGGCAATTCTTACCAACAGCAAGAGATACAATGTTACCTGCCGACGAACCCCATACACTACCACCCTGACCAAGTGTTACAACACTGCCAGAAAGATCAACAGTTTGAGCAGATCCGTTTGCCAACATAATTGGCGATACACCACCAAGTGGCGATTGAACAGTTACAGCACTGAAAGTTACATTGCCTGGAACTGCCGAAGTTGCCGCAGTGGAAGCAGATGTGAAGTTAACACTGGATTGATTTAAATTCATTGTGAGTTTCATGAAAACACCCTTAAGAAGTGGAATACGCTCAAAGAACGAGTGAAGATGTTTGAGGTAAACCTGAGCAGTAATAGCACACTGCCAAACTCCTGGAACAGATGCGGAGGCATTGATTTTAGTAATGACATAAGATTTCCATAAAAGATTGAAGTTAGAAGCAGTAGCAAGAGTAGAGTATGCGGCAGTTCCACATGCGTTAGTTCCAGATAAATCAAAGTTCCATGCTTGTTGCCTATCAAATAATCCAGTATTTGTAAAGTTAAATGAGTTGTGTTGACCAACAAGACTTTGTTTAATAAATTGTGGAGCATTGTGGTTATTAGCAGTGCCTACACCATCTACACCCGAGGTAGCGTCAGTAAAACCAACACATGTGGCTACATCAGGGAAGAAACCAATCGCCGTTCCTTGAGTAGCAAGATCATCCTGCGAGAGAGAAGTCATAAGTTTAAAGGTGTTCCATAGACCAATGTAGGGCGTTTGCTGAATTATTGTCGTTCCGTTGTAGTCGCAAGTGAAGGAGTGGACAACCGATCCATACCAGTTTTTAAGACCTACAGCATAATCTGCCGAAACGGTAGCAGTAGCAGGAGCAAACTGAGGAGCAGTTGCGTTAATTGGGGAAGTTGCGGTAAGAAGAAGAGGAATGGTTACATATGCCTCACGGTAATTGATATATTTGTTGCTGTTAGCGAGCTGAGAAGTGTCAATGACGGACTGATTTCCTTGATAATTCTGGTTTTGATTATCAAGTATGGACAACCAATCCTTCTTGGTAAAAACGGCAGGAGATCCTTCACTCTGTGTAGACATATTGTAGATTACATCGTCAGC